CTCGCTGATACTGCCGCACGACGAAGTGCCGGCGCTTAACCCGAATGTTCCTGGAGCGTGTGCCGGCGTGCTGCCGAGCATCGAAGGCGGGCACTACTTCCGCAAGGAGCTACCAGCCTTGTAGCTCTTCGGCTGTAGGCGCCGCACGCTGGCCAGCTTCCGTAGTGGGCTGCGCGACAGCTTGCGGGCTAGCGGAAGCAGCCGGCATGCACAGTTCGATTATCAAGCCTACGGCTGGACTAAGAATCAGTGACCACGCAAGCGCCCAGCCAAAGCTATGCCCGCGAGCACGAGCAAGCGCTGCAACACAGACGGCGAACATTAGCCAAAGCACAATGATAGCCATTGCATTTATTCCTCTGCCCGTGAACGGCGAACCGTAGCACATGCGCGTACTAACGATACGGGAAGTCTGTCACAAGACCGGCCTTAGCCGGCCTACCGTCTACCGCATGGAGCAGCGCGGCGACTTTCCAAAGCACATCAAGGTGGGCGCTCGCCGCTCTGGCTGGCCGGAAGCTGCCGTAAACGAGTGGCTGGCGGCCCGCGGCGTGCCCACTACGGACAGCCTGCCGCCAGAAGCCATGCCGTGGTTCCCTAGCGCGTTTCTCGGCAGCACCAGGGGCTGGCCCTGCTGCGCTCGCCTGCTTTACCGCGAGCTGCTAGAAGCGCAGTGGACCATGGGCAGCCTGCCCGACGACGAGCCCGAGCTAATCCGTGTGGCCAATGTCGGCGAAGACTGCTTCCGCCGTGGCTGGCCGTACGTGAAGCGAAAATTCCGCCCTGGACGCGATGGCCGATTGCGCAATGCACGGCTAGAACAGCACCGCGCCAAGCCCTAAAGTGTGACGTATCCGTCACTTCTGTGACCGGGTAACTTACCGGGTAGGTTTTCCGGCCCTTTTCCGATTCCCTAGCGCCTACGCGCACTTACGTGCGGGTAGCCTAAGCCATTTCATTATGGGAGCGCCGGCTCATGGCGTCTCACTGCAGCGCATTATTCCGCCAAGTGTTTGTAAACCTTAGCTAGTTGGGATCACAGCGGCTCACGTAGTCTCAGAGCGGCGCGCTTGACGCCGGGTAGGTTAACGGGTAGCTTTGCGGGTAGAGATTAACTCGTTAACCCGAAGGCACTAAACCTATGTCCAAGCAAATACCGGAACTAGAAGAGCGCTGCGGCTCGTGGGTCTGCACGTCGCCTGCTGGTGAAGTCCGGGAGTTCTTCGAGCGTGCGAACGCTGAGAAGGCAGCAGCCAGCGGCTGGCGAGTCGAGACGGCGGCCACTTACCTGGCGCGAATCAATCGGGAGCTGCGCGCATGAAGCTGTCAGAAGCCAAAATCAAAGCCGCCAAGCCGGCCGAGCGCGAGTACAAGCTGGCCGACGGTCACGGGCTTACGCTCATAGTCATGCCGCACGGCTCGAAGCTCTGGCGGTATCGAGACTACCGCAACGGCAAAGAGACCATGCTTAGCTTGGGCGCCTATCCTGTCGTCACGCTGGCCGCCGCTCGCGACCGCGTGCTGGAGCTGCGCCGGCAGAAGCATGCCGCTACAAATGGCGCGGCTATCATGCTGCCCGCGCCGGCCATGCCCGCGCAAGAGCTGGAGCGCTCGGCGCACGCTGCCGAGCTTGCGACGCGCACAGCCGGGCCGACGTTCAAGGCGTTCGCGCAAGACTGGCTCGACGGCTACGCGAAGAAGCAGAGCATTAGCGACGCATTCCGCGCCGAGCAGCAGCGCTATATAAACCACTTCGCCCGCGAGCTAGGCGAAGGCACGCTGCTTGCCAGTCTCACGGCACCAGTGCTCTACAAGGCTGCTGTAAAGATCGCAGAAGAGCGCGGCGACAACGCCGCATCGCGCGCCGTGCGCACGCTGCAGTACGTTACTGGCGAAGCTGTCTTGCAAGGCGTCATAGCTGCCGATCCGGCCGCCGCAATCAAGCTATCTGCACCAAAGGCTAAGGCGCGTACGGCGATCACTGACCCCACGGAGTTAGGCACGCTGCTGCGAACCATAGACACGTCAGAGAAGCTGCTGCCCGCGTACAAGCTCGGGCTGCGGTTACTGTCAATCGTCTACACGCGGCCGTCGGAGCTGCGCCTAGCTAAGTGGTCCGAGTTCGACTTGGACGCCAAAGAGCCGCAGTGGATTATCCCTGCCGAGCGCATGAAGCTGCGCCGCGAGCACGTAGTGCCGCTGCCCAAGCAGGCAGTGGCGATCCTGCGCGAGCTGCACAAGCTCACGGGGCACACGGGCACGGTGCTTACGCTCAACGGCGGCAAGCCGCTTGCTGCTGGCGCCTTCCGCAAAGCGCTTGCGCAGATAGGCTACAAAGGCAAGCTGGACCCGCACGGCTTCCGTGCCACGGCCAGCACGCTACTGGCCGAGCATGGGCACGACGAGACGGTAATAGAGCTGTCCCTGGCGCACGCCATACCTGGCGTTAAGGGCATCTATAACCGCTCGCACAAGCTGCCGCAGCGCCGCAAGCTCGCGCAGGCTTGGGCCGACTACTTGGACAAGCTGGCAGGCTAGCCATTATGGTTAACTCGTTAACTTGTGACGCAGCTCACAGGTTAACCCGTTAACCTGTGGCATACTGTGCCCCATGAACCGCCAAGACATTATCTGCAACGTGTTCGCCTTCGGCCAGCTCCAGGCTGTGCTCGGGCTCGAAGTCGCGCTGGCGCTCTTCGCGCTCGGCGGCTTCGTCGCATACACGCGGTACTTGCTGCGCACTGGCTACCAGGCTAACCCGCTGCTCGGCTAACTAAAGGGAGTCCACGCAATGCTTACCATCCACTGCACTGCCGAAGCCATCGAGCTTAACGACATGGACGGCGCCATGCGCCGCGCTGGCGTGGACTTCTCGGCGCTGCCGCTTACGAGCAGCTGGCAGCACGTCACGGCGCAGCGCCAAGCGCGGCTAGTGGGCGGCTGTCTCGAAGTCGCGGAGCGCTCGCCGACGCTGTACCCGATCAGCGGTGCGCGCGAGATTCGCTACCCGCTCCGTAATCCGGCCGCGCCGAAGTCGCACGAGCAGCTGCTGCGCTCGCTTCTCAACGGCTAACCAAGGAGCCACTGCAATGAAGCCCGGAACAATCCTACGCAACGGCGCTACGGCGCTCGCCTACGACTTCGACGTGGTGCTGGCGAAGACGGCTAGCGACGTGGACGAGTACGCCACGTGGCTGGTGGACCGTAACGGCGTCACTGCGTCGGGCCGCTACTTCTCGGCAGACGAGCACGGCAGCAACGCGGAAGCGCTGCTGGCCGCAGCGGAAGACTTCGCTAGCCGCGCAGCAATCGAGCGCGGGCGCGATCAGACGCGCGCACAGCCTAACCACTACTACGGGAGACACTGACATGGCAGCCTCACTTCGTATCAAGGTCTACACGCAGAGCAACGTCTACGTGGCGGCCTGCCGGCACCCGGAAGAAGCCGCCTGCCTCGCAGCGATGCTTGGCGACGGCGCCACGCTCCGCGACGGGCACGCCAAGCGCGACACGTTCTGGACGGAAGGGCCGGCGACGCGTGCCGGCGACAGCTACGACCGCGTAGCGGACGCGCTGCAGACGCACCGCGACCAGGTAGCCGCTAAGCTCGTGGCTAAGGCCGCAGCAAGCAGCACGCGAGTGCTGGAGACAGTGGCCGAGCGCATGCACGAGAAGGCGCAAGAGAAGAAGCTGCGCGAAGTAGTCGAGCACGTGCGCGAGCAGCTGGCCGACGGCAGCTCGCTGGACGGCGCGCTGGAGCACTCCGCGGCGCTGTACGAGCTGGACCTGGACGCCGTGCGCCACGAGTGGAGCCTGCACAATGGCAGCTAACGGCTACTGCGGACCGTTTGCGCTGGCGTACGTGCTGCGCGTGTCCACTGGCGACGCGGCGGCGATCCTGCGCAAGCTCACAGGTAAGCGCGCAATCATTGGCGTGACCGTGGCGCAAATGCACGGCGCGCTGCAGGACCACTGCAAGCGTGTGCTGGCGTGGCCGCAAGGCAAGGCGAAGTGGCCCAGCCAGCTGCCGCCTAGCTACTTCAATGCGCACACGTTCGGCGCAGCGCAGCCGACAGTGCGCGAGTTCTGGGAAGCGTTCGGCGGACCGGACCGTGTGTACGTGCTCGACGTGCCGGGCCACTATATGGTGCTAGACGGCGACAGGCTATACGATAACAACGGCACCGCGCTGGCGAGCGAGCACTACAAGAACCGCTGCCACGTGCGCATCGCGTGGCACTGTGCGAGGGCCAAGTAATGAGCGACGAAGTAAAGCGTAAACGTATTAACTGGCTTTGCTTGCTGTGGGTCCACGCGTGGCAGTGCATCTTCATAGCCGACAGCGGCAGCCCGGCAGTGTTCAAGTGCTCGCGTTGCGGAGCGCAGGACGTGGAGCCATGAGTAACGAAGCAGTGAAGCGCTACGCGTGCACCAGCTACGAGTGCCACGGCGAAGCCGACAAGCCCGGCGTGTGCCCGGAGTGCAAAGTGCAGCAGCTCGCCGAGCGCGTGCACGAAGTCTGGCTGCCGAAAACGTTCTGGCTAGACCACGCCGAGCGAGCGCTGCCTGCCGGCGACGTGGTGAAGTGGGCAGGGAACCGCGGGCTAATCAAGTGCAGCGAGTCCGAGCTGGCCGAGATTGCGAGCGACGCCGATCACTACGCGCACGAGTTCGGACCGGATGCCGACGGGCTCGAAGGTATCAAGCGCAGCGCTAAGGCGACGCAGCGCGCAATCAAGCGCTACCTAGAGCGGCGCGCAGAGCTGCAAGCAATCAAAGCGCGGGCTGCGCAGTGGCCAGCATGACGCAGCCAACAAAGCAGCGGGTAATGCAGCGCCTTAGCGACGAGCTGGCCGAGCTGGTTAGCCGGCAGCCGAACCTGTCACACCAGGAAGTACTGCACGGGCTCGCGCTGTTAGTAGAGCTGCACGTTATCGCAGGCACGAGCCAGCGCCAGGAAGAGCCGCGCGGCTTGCTGCTGCTTCCAAATCGGCGCACTTAGTCTGCGCATTTTGGTAAGAAACCTGAAGCCGTGACGCATTCGTGCGTCCGCGGGTATCCTACTGCGTGTGCACATTGCCACGTGACACGAGTCGCAGACTTATTGCAGACTGCAAGTAAATTTCCAAACCATGGACCGCACCAAACTTGTAGAGCTGGAGCTGCACTGCTGCTGCGAGCCAGGAAAGCTATTAGGCTATCTGAAGGTGCCGGAAGCTGCGGCCATTCTCGGCAACACCATTACGCTGCTAGTGAACGAGTCCGCCAGCATCGTGCAGCTGTGCGTCGAGCTGGTTACGGACATGCGGGAGCACCGCGACTACGCACGCGACCTGGTGCGCATGGGACTGGACGGCGACGCCGAAGCTAGCGCCATGTTCCTGCAGCTGTACAAGCAAGGCACGCGGCTTGCGCTCCGATTCGCTCACGGCGACTGCGGCGAGGCGGCAGACGCGGACGCCGAGCTGGAACGCTTGCGCACTTTCCGCGGCTTCCGCCCCGCGTAATTCTGTAATAAAGCCAGCGCCCGCGCGGGCCAATGGTTAACGCGTTAACCAGCGCTTGACAGCGCGTCCGTTAACCCGGATAGTTCGCAGCACTAACCAAATGCGTGCGCGGCGACAATATCGGCCGCCGTGACGCGCAAAGCAAAGGAGTGCAGCACCATGTCCGCGCATGATGTGCTTTCGCTTACGGTAGGCGCCGAGCTTCTACTGCTCGGCTATGGATTCATGCTTAATGCGTGGCGCAGCCGTCGCTAGGGACCAGCTGCGCCATGCCGTCGCTACTTGTCCGAGAGAATGCTGGACAGCTCTTCAGCGAAGCGCTGCAGAAGCTCTTCGACACGCTGCACGTTCTTGCCGCGCTTCACGCGCTCTGCGTCGCGCGTAATCGCCGCGAGCGGTGCAACGAACGAGTGGTACACGCCAGTGCCCGCGAAGACTGCCTGCAAGTCGGCCGGACTCAAAGTGCCGTCGGACAGGTGGCCAATGGCCGGCACCTTAGCTGGCGGCAGCAGCTGCGCTTGCACCTTATCCAGCACAGCCTTGCGGTATTCGTACTCGCTGCGGTAGTCGAGCACGTTAACGCCCATCTTCATGCCGCGAAGAATGTTCGACTTTTGTACAGCCCAGCTCTTAAGGCCGCGCTCTGGGTCTTTCAGGTTCGTAATCTCGTGCGCTTGCTTCAAGCGCTCTTCGGCCAGCTCGGTAGCGAGCCGGTACTGGCCAATCTGTACGCCACGATTCTTCGACAGCTTCGCGGCCATGTGCGCCAGGTTCATAAGCCGCTCGCTGCTCTTGTCCGCCGCTGCGTGCAGCTCTTCCTCTTTCGCACGGAGCCCGCCTGGCCCGTGGTAGTCGTCGTACATAGCCTTAATGGCTTTCCACGCAGCAGCCTTAAGAGCTGGGTCTATGTCGTCTGCGGTTAGCTGCTTCGACACAAAGGAACCTCCAGTAAATGGTTATTGTTAAGAAGTCCGTTTACACGCGCGCGAAGTCTACGCACTTCCGCGGCTCGCCGCTAGACCCGTTCCACATATCTGCATAAAAGGCTAACGAGTTAACCATGGCAGAGTTACCAATATCCGAGCTAGTCGCGCGAGCAGCCGAGCTGCGCATGCAGCTGTCCGGCCGCCTACCCGAGCGCGTCTACTGGGGCTGGAAAGACTTCCTTGTGGGCACCAGCACCATGCCAGGCGCAGCCGTCGGCGCGTACGTGCTGCTGCTGCACCACCAGCTCGACAAAGGCAGCCTGCCAGTGGACACAGGCGAGCTGCTGCGCATCGGCCGCATTGAAGGCACCACGGACGTGCTCGGCCATGTGCTAGGAAAGTTCCAGCAGCTCGGCGACCACTTCTACAACGTTCGCATGCTGCAAGAGTTCGTAGCGGCAGCAGAGCAAGCCGTGCGAGCACGGCGGAATGGCGTGCGCGGCGGCAGGCCGAAGAATGACGAACCTTTCCCGAGCTGACGGGTTAGGCCGGATTAGTCAGTGCGACACTGCAACACGAACTGCAGCGAGTCGCGAAGTGCCGGTAAATGCGTGGGCGCCTTTCGTTCATAAGTAACTACGCAACACTGACAGCTAGCGGCGGCGCCCATGGCGCTACCTCCACGCCGCGCGCTAGCACCTTCACTTAGTCACAAGGGAACCGCATGGCAACGCATTACAAGCAACGTCCACCGCTGGAGCTGGAGCGCCGCGCGAAGCGTGAAGCGCAGACAGCAGCCCGCGCCCAGCTCGTGCTGCACGAGACAGCGCCGGCCTTCTTCTCGCAGTGCTCGCCGTGGCGCGAGTTCTTGCTGCCGTCCGTGATGCTCGCCGAGCATGCGGGCCACTATCACAGCCTTAAATGGCAGCCGACGCGCAGACGCTGGCGGCTCGTCGTCGTGTGCAATCCGCGCGCGTTCGGCGCAGGCAACGTCCACGCCAGACACGCGACGGGGCACTACGCGCATGGCTAACCTGGAACCGTGGAAGCCGCACGCTCGCAGGCTGCATGCCGCAGGGCGCAGCGTTCGCGACGTGTGCCGCGCTCTGGAAGAGTTCTACGGCATTCCGTTTTCGTTCGGAAAGGTGCAGCGCTTTCTTGCGAGGGGCCGCGAATCAGTTTCGGCCTATTCAAGTGTCAGTCTGAAAATTCAACGCGAAAACGAAACGAGTAACAGCCATGGGCACGACGAAGTAACAGGCGCAGCTCGCGACCATCGCGACGATGACGCCGAGCGCTGGCTAAGCCGGAACGATCCGGCCTACGCCGAAACGCGGCGCCAGTGGCAGCAGTGCCGCACAGATGCGATAGCGCGCCAGTCCGGCTCAGGACTGCAGGCCGTCGCGAGCGACGCCGACGAGTAACAGGGAATGGGCGACGAGCACGCCCAGCAAGCCGGCGCAATGCTGGCACCGCGGCCGGCCCGGCCAATAAGAAGCCCGCATCCAAGCCGCATTTCTCCCTGGCGGCTGGGCTAGTCAAGAAAGAGCTGGGCCGGCCGCACCTTCGAGAAAGTGTGACGCAGTTACGGTTTAACTAGTTAACCAGCGGTACGATGGCAGCTACTCGTTAACTTACGGAGCGCACGCAAATGGATTTTTCGCCAGGGAGTGCCTTAGCCATCGGCAGCATGCTGCTGCTGATTCTTGCGCCAGCTGCCATTGCGCTTTTCATGGGGCAGCGCGACAGCAAGCTGCCGGGCCGCACGGTGCTGCGCCCGCGTCCGTACTACGACGCGCGCAAGGTCGCGCTGGAAACCGAGCTGCCGAACCAGGCCGCGCAGCCGCGCCGCGAGCTGCCGCAGCCGTCGCCGGAAGACTTCGAGCTGGCGCGGCAGGCGCACGCGGAATACCGAGCGCGCAGGGAGTGTGCTTAATGGATTACTTCGACTACAACGCACGCCGCACGGGCGCAGTTACTGGCATCCGTCGCGCCGTCGTGGAGTTCGACCGCAACGTGGACGACACGGCACGCATTCTGCGTAACGAGCGCGGCGAAGCTGCAGGCTTCGTCGTGGAGCCCGAGCAGCAGGCGCAGCGCCGCTGCAATTCGTGTCTGACGTTCTGCGGCACGTCCTGCAAGTGCGGAGCGACGCGCTAATGCCGCGCACATGGAAGTGGTACACGCCGGAAGGCGTCATAGAGCGCACGCAGATGGCGCATGCCGAGCTGCAAATGCAAGCCGAGCTGCACCGCGTGCGCGCAATGCAGGCCGCCGCCGAACACGACGAGCCAGCGTATGCACGCGCCGTTCGCCGCATCGAGCGCCTTTCGCACGCGTCGGCGCGCATGACGCAAATTGTTATCAAGGCTGCGGCGCTGCCGAGCCACGTAAGCAGGACGCTGCACTAGTGCTCTTCGTCTACAACGACACACGCTCGCCATACCAGTGGGCGCCAGGGCTCGTCGCTGCCGCCAAGAAGCGCGGCACGCGGCACAAGCTGCTGCGACAAGGCGACGACTCTTACCGCGGCACCGTCGGCTACTTCTTCGGACGCTGCGAGCAGCGCGCGGAAGTTCTGCCACACGCACGCGGCTACTGCCAGCGCGTGGCCACTTGGCCCGGCATTACTTCCGTGATTGCGCCCCGCGAGTACCTGCACTACGAACGCAAAGACCTGCAGGCGCTGGAGTTCGCGCACTTCATGCCCGAAACATGGAACTGCACGCGCAAAGTGCAGACGCATGCAGCGCTCGACGCGCTCGGGCTGCCGCTTATCTCGAAGAGCAACCAGGGCAGCAGCTCCAGCAACGTGCGGCTAATCGAGACGCGCGAGCAAGCGCTGCTCGAAGCGTCGCTGGCGCTCGGCGCGCAGGGACTGCAGACGGCGCGCGGCGTGCAAAAGGGCTACGTGCTATGGCAGCGCTACCTTGCGCAGAACGACTACGCGTACCGCGTGGTGCGTATCGGCGGCTGGTACTGGCTCTTGCGCATCTTCAATCGCGACGACAAGCCCATGGCTTCGGGCTCTGGCAAGTTCGAGGCAATCGAGCGCGTACACAGCGGCAGCCAAGAGCTGGACGTACTGCGCTGGGCGCATGACTTCTGCGAGCAGCACGCCATGCGCTGGGTAGGGCTCGACATTATCAGCGACCCGCGCACAGGTGCCTGGCGCCTGCTCGAAACGACGCTGGCGTGGAATCTGCGCGCGAAGGGCGCTAACGAAGCGTGCGCCGTCATGAACGAGCACGGCGAGCTGCACCCGAATGGCTACCACGGCCGCGACCAGTGGGCGCTGCTGCTGGACGAAATCGAACAGGGAGTATTCGGCTAATGCCCTACTATCGCCGCTTCTTGCTTCCGATTAGCACGTGCGTGCGTTACTCGCGACGTGGTGGCGGTACGTTCCACTACTTGCACGTGTACGTCTTCGGTGTACTCGTCGCAGCTATCCACTTGGACCGGCCGCGATGAAAACACGCCTACGCTTTAACTGGCAGCTAGAGCAGTGGCAGCTCGTGCTCGACGCCGTGCGCATGCAGGCGCTGGTGCCAATTACTCGCACGCTGCTTCTTAACAGCATGGTGCGGCCGTAATGCGCACACTCGTAGCACTCGTGCTCGTGGCGCTCGCCGGCTGTGACAGCGGCGGCAGCTCGGCTGACTTCGACACGTGCGACGTGTCGTACTCGTGGCCGCGCGACGTGTACGGCGAGTCCGGCCTGGTGCTGCACGCTACGGCACCTGCCGTTACCTTCGTGCAGTTCGAGGAAATGGAGCGCATTTACCGCGACGTGGCCATGTGCGCGGTGCCTGTGCCTACGCCCGGCCCGCGCGTTGAGTTCCGCAGCTTCGAGCACATGGGACTGGGCGGCGCTTGGGGCGTGTACGCGGCGAACGGCACCGTGTACGTAAACACGGACGAGCGCGACGTGCAGCGTAACTGCCGCTCGGACGCGGCGACGCTCAAGCACGAGTACGTGCACCACGTGCTCTACATGAACGGCCGCGACTGGCACCACTCCAGCCCGGCCTTCGAGCAGTGCGACGCGCTCGGCGCGAAAGTCTGCGACGGGAAGGCGTGCTAATGCAGCGATACTTGCTAGCTGCTCTTGCCTTCTGCATCCCAAAGCTGCGTGTGGTGCTGCAGCGTGACGCTGCCGCCCAAGAGCTACGCGGCATTCTAGAGCTTGACTACCGCGGTTATCCGTACATCACGTCCCGCCATGGCGCACAGCTGTGCGCGATTGTCGCCGCATACGACAGGCTGCAGGGTAAGTAATGCGTTACCTAGTCACTGGCTGCTACGGCTTCATAGGCGCGCACTTGTGCTCGGCGCTCGCTTCGCTCGGGCTCGAAGTCATCGGCGCAGATAGGCTCACAGGCGCACACTCGCCGAAGGGCGGACGCGTCGCAGCGCTCGCGCGGCAGCCGCTCTTCCGTTTCGTGCACGCCGACACTTCCGACGAAGAGCAAGTGGCGCGACTGTTCAAGCGCGCGAAGCCCGACGTAGTGGTGCACCTTGCTGGCCAGTACGCCGTCGCGCCGCTAACCATCGAGCTGCTGCGCCGCTACATTGCGACCGTGGAAGGCAACGCGCTTATGGCGTGGCACGCGAACGCAGCCGGCGTTAAGCACTACGTGTACGCCAGCAGCACCTTCGTGGAGCCGGGCAGCCCGAGCAGCCACGCGTACGGCTGGAGCAAAGTAGCAAGCGAGTTCTTCGCGCACGTTGCGTCCAGCAGCAATAAGCCCTGGCAAGGAATGCCGTGCACTGGGCTGCGCTACGGCTCGACGTTCGGCCCGCTATGCCGGCAGGACGTGGGCATATACCAGCTCGCCAAGAAGCTGCTATCGGGCCAGGAAATCGTAATCAAGCCGGGCTCGGGCTTCCACTACCAAACTGCCTTTCTGCACGTGCGCGACGCCGTGGACGCAACGCTGGCCGTGTGTGCTGCCGGAGTGGACGGACGCTTGCGCGGAGCGAACGCGCTAACCATCGTCGCAGACGACCATCGCAAAGACTTGGGCGAGCTGCTAGGCATGCTCGAAACGTTCACGGGCGAAGCAGCTAAGTGCGACTGGACGCAGTACAAGTCTAAGCCGCTAGGCGGCATTCCGTACGAGCAGCTGGACGAGCTGGAGCGTGCGACTGGCTTCCGTCCGCGCATCCAAATACACGAAGCAGTACACGACTTCGCAGCGTGGGCGCGACGCGCGCACAGGGCTGGCACGCTGTGAACCTAGCAGCCGAGCTTCGCCACATTCCACGCTCGCACCTGGCCGGCGATCCGCTGCCGCGTCTCGTGTGCATCCACGTGCCCGGCGCGCAGTACGGCGGCTTCTACGTGCATCCGTTCGACGGCGAATACGTGCTGCCGAACGACACAGCGGTGCCTGCAGCTAGCGGCGTGCTCGTGGTGAATGCCTGCGACGGATGCGAAGCGACAGTAACGCACGAGCTGCGCCACCATTGGCAAGCGCTGCGCGGCCTGCTGCCAGACGCTGGCAGCTCGTTTCGGTTCGACGGCAGCGACCGCGGTTACTGGTGCGCGATCCGCCGCTATTTCCGCACGTACTGGCACGAGCTGGACGCGCTGCGCTACGAGCGCAAGCACTGCCCGACGCGGCTTAACGAGCAATGGTTAGACGTGACACTGCGGAGCGCGGCGTAATGAATGTGCACGTAATCATTTGCCGCAGCCCCGGGCACATCGAAGCCGAAATGCGCGACACGGCACGCATGCTCGAAGCGCTCGGCGTCGAGTACAAAGTGTCGCACTCGCATAGGCGAATCGCGACGACAGCTGGCTGCGTGTGGTTCATTCGCGAGGATTACGAGCCGCAGTGCTTGCTAGGGCTCCGTATCACGAGCTTCGAGAATCGCGCACGCGAGCACGCCAAGCAGCAGCTGCTCGACATGCTGTGCATGATGGTTAGCCGCGTGCGTGGGACAGAGTAATGGGCGACATGGTGCCGAAGAAAAAGAAGAAGAAGCGACCGCGCACGAAGACGCGCAAGCCGACGACGCGCGACCCTGCCGTTAACGAGCACGTGACCATGCACCGCAGAAAGTGGCGTGTGCTGGAAGTAACGTACTTCGGCCGCGAAGGTCTCTTCAGTCCACGCGCACGCTGCCGCATCGTTCTGGAGCGCAGCTGCTAATGGGCGACCTTCTAACAATCGTCTTTTGGCTCTGGGGCCAGGGCTCGACGGGCTCGGGCTGGCGTCCCGTGTACAGCGCGGAGCGCGTGAACATTGCCGCGCGCATGGTGGCCGCTAATCTAACAGTGCCGCATCGCGTCGTCTGCATCACGGACATGCCGCAAGGCATAACGGAGTGCGACACGCTGCCGCTGTGGGACTCGCACCAGTCGCTGCGCACCATTCGTGAAGGCGGCAAGATGCAGTCGGGCAAGCCTAACTGCTTCCGTCGGCTCGCCATGTTCGACCCGGAGCGCCGCCGCATACTGCTGGGCAGCAAGCACATGCTGCACATGGACCTGGACATGGTAGTGCTGGGCTCGCTGGACCCGCTGATAAGCGAGCACTCTTTCCGCATCATGCACGGCTATCGCGTGGCCAAGTACAACGGCAGCATGTGGATGCTGCGCGGCGACGCTAACCGGCACGTCTACGACAGCTTCGACCCAGACACAGCGCCCGCGCTAATCAAGGCTGCCGGCATCGTGGGCAGCGACCAGGGCTGGATTAGCTTGCAGGTGGAAGACGCCGCAACGTACGGCCCGAAAGACGGCTGCTACCAGTACATGCGACTGCAAGGGCTCGACGCCATACGCAAGCCCGAAGGCATGCGCTTGTGCTTCTTCGCTGGTGGCCGCAAGCCGTGGGACAGACTGCTGCAGCGCAAAGGCGCATATCTGCATCGAGAGTATGCCAAGTACGCAGCGGCGCCGCGGAAGAGCGGGAGTTAAACAACGCAAGGCGGACGCGAAGCGCCAGCCACTGTGCCAGCGTTGCCTAACAGGCAGGTGCGCACACAGGAACGACGGGCAGCGCTGCTTCCGAGTAGGCCAGCAGAGCGACCACATAGTACCGCTCGCACATGGCGGCAAAGACACGCCGGAAAACCGGCAGCGCTTGTGCGTGAAGTGTCACAAGCTCAAGACGGAAGAAGACTTCCGCAAGTACAGGAAGGTAGGCGTAGACGGATGGCCCGAAGGTTTCTAATCGCAGCTGGCAATTTGGCGCTGGTGCTGCTGCCTAGTGCACTAATCGGCTTCGGCGTGGGCGTGTTCGTCTTCTGCGTGTTATCGCTCGCACTGGGCATGCCATGAAGGCACCGCGCTTCCAAATGCAGGACCGTGCACTGGCAGTAGTGATTAGAGGCGCGCTGTACGGCGTGCTTGCTTCGGCAGTGGTGCTGACTCTGTTTGCGCTAGCGGGCTGCACGCACGACGAGCTAACCGGCATGCAGCGAGACATGCGCGTGCGCGACGCTAACTGCAAGCTGTCGCACGACGTGTACGCAGAAGCACTGGCGAATGGTAACGAGCCGTACGCCGAGCGTGCGAAGAATCTAGCTGCAGGCTTGGGCTGCCCGATCCAATGAGAGACGCCGCCGCATTTCTGGGCTGCTTAGCCGCCCTTGTGTGGGCGATCTTAGGCATAGGCTATGCCGCAAAAGAAGACCACGAGCGCGACGTGCGCCGCTGCAGCATCGTTGCTCGCGAGTTCGCGCTAGCCATGGAAGCCCACGACGCGCAGCGCGCAGACCACTGGGCAGCTGTCGCGATTAAGGTTTCTTGTAGTCGTTATCTAATCAGGGAGTAAGAGCACATGAAGTACAACGTTCTGCAACACGTGCCAGGCTTTCGCGGCGAGCTGCTGCAAGAGCAAGGCAAAGACGCACAAGGCAAGCCCACGCTGCAGCCGGCGACGTACGCCAGCCTGCTGTCCATGCTCGTGAACGTGCCCGAGCAAGACCCGAAGAAGGCTCGCGGGCTCGTGCAGATTCTCGACGCCGTGGACGAAGCCGCCTACAAGCGTGGCGCGATCAGCAGCGGCCAGCTGGAGCTGGAAGCCGAGCAAGTCGCCTACATCAAAGACAACGCGCTTAAGTGCGGCATGTCGCCCACGGCCTACGGCCGCCTGGTGACGTTCCTCGAAAGCCCGAGCACGGACGGCGCGAACGATTCGCCGGCCGAGCAGCCGAGCGCAGGCGGCAGCGCGTAAGCGAGGCGCGCGGAAGACGAGAAAACCGGCATAGCGGGCAAGGCGGGCCAACAATCCGCCGCACGCAGTGTGCTGCCCGCTCGTGCTGGATAACCCACGCGTAAACCGAGTCGGTTACAGGACTGGTTACAGGGCCTGCAAGCTGACAGACAGACAGACAGATAGACGGACAGAACTACAGAAGGGACAGAACCATGTCGAAAGACAAGAACGAAGAGAAAGCCATCATTGCGAAGCCGTCGATTAGCGCGGAAGACTTCGTGCGAGCTTGGCAGAAGTCCGCCAGCGTCAAGGCTGTGTGCGACACGCTCGGAATTTCCGAGACGGCGGCGAACAGCCGAGCGAGGAACTACCGCAAGGCCGGCGTGCAGCTCAAGAAGATGGAAGGCGGGCAGAAAGGGCGAAAGCTCGACGTGTCCGGCTTGAACACTCTTGCGGCGTCGCTGCTGGAGCAGCCCGCGGAAGGTTCCAAGTAAGTGCTGGTAGACAGCATCACAGGCGCATGGCTGGCAGCAGGGCTTCTGCTGCTAGTCGTGCTGGCCAGTGGAGTGGTAGCAGTGGTGCGTGCCGTAGTGGGCTTCTGCAGTGCAGCAGTACGCACGTGTAAGCAGATAGCTGCAGCTGCTGGTGGTGGTAGATACGACTGGAGCTGCACTGCAGCCGAAGCACTGCTGCTGTGTCTACTGCTGTGCTCCATAGGTGGCATGGTGCTGTGGTCCATTACCAAGGATCGGCCCATAGAGCTGCGAGACATGGTGCTAAAGCAGTTCGAGTGCGGCCAGTACGGCCTGAGTGTGCGTGTTACTGAGTGGACCAGCGACGGGAAGCCCGAGCAGCTGGAGTGCTATAGGCCCGAGCCCGTACCGCGCAAGCCAGACTGGCTAACCATGTAGCTAGCCCTGTAGGCCACTCATTAATAGAGAAGGCATGCAGTGTCGTGTGCTGTCGAAAGACTTTACACATAGGGGCGGGTAGTGTCGAAATGTTTTACAGCAGGGCCGGACACCCCACTGCGAAGGCGTTTACAGCGCAACTTGTATAGCCAGCGTCGAAAAACTTTACACATGCTGTCGGAAAACCATACAAGCCCGCGGCCGGCCTGAAGAAAGCCCGCCCGGACTGTGAACTGGTTAACGCGTTAACCCTGTTTAACGGGCCGCCATGGCCCGCGGAGTCGTACCCATGCGCAAGTACCTTGCCTTAGTCGGAGCCGTCGCAGCGCTCGCCATGGAGCGGGCCGTAGGCGCTGCCGTGGACCTTGGGCGCAGCGTCCACGACGCAGCCTCGAAGGTGCACAAGAAGCTGTCCCGGCTGGCCGACACGTCCATGCCGCTCGGGAAGAAGGCCGCGAAGCTCAACGGCGCGCGCGCTCGGCGCGGCAAGTATAAGGGCCGGCTGCACGCTCGGAAGGGCTCGCGCAAGCGCGGCAGCGGGCGCACCGCTGCGCGTATCAAGGCGAAGGCGCGCAAGCATGGGTAGCGTGGCGTGGCCAGTGCTGTGGCTCGTGTTCTGGCTAGCGTTCGGGCTCGGCGACATTGCGTGCTACGTGCGCGCTAACGCACCGCGCAAAGTGTACGCGAGCGTGTGGGCGCGACTCGTGCCAGGCAGCGGTTACTGGCTGCTCTTCAAGTACGGACGTGCACCACATGGCTAGCACTCGCGACAAGGTGCGCTCGGCAGTCGAGCAGCTAAACGGCGCGCTGCACGAGCTGGCTAGCGAGGGCGTGGTGTGCGAGCTGTCCGACGTGACGGCCATTGCACGGCTGCAGGGCGCTGGCATAGAGCCAGGCTCGGCAGAGCGCTACCGCACGCACTACAAGGCGCTGCGCATCCTGGCGTGGCACGAGACGGAGCGCTAAGCATGGACCGTCCACTAATCGCTTCCTGCTACGCCGACGTTACCGAGCTGGCAGGCAAGTGCAAGAAGAAAGACTGCCAGCACGAGTACCGCGACAGCACGTGCTCTGTGCGTGAGGCAGTCAAGTCCGGCGCTATCACGACTGCTCGCCTGCACGACTACCAGCAGGCAGTAGCAGCGTGTGACAAGGCCGACGCACAGGCAGCTAAGAACAAGAAGGGCTAACACATGAACGAAGTAGTAATCGTCTGGCTACTCGCGCTAACCGTCGCGGTGCTCGTGTGCTTCGCATGCGCGCACTTCTGGACCAAGAAGAGCGGCAGCCAGCAGCGACGCGCCGACGCGCTCGACAAGGTGGGCTCGGCTATCTGCGAGCTTGCGATTAAGGCAGCTTCCGCGCGCACGCTCGAAGCCGGCTTGTGCAAGCCGGATTACGCGCGGTCGGGCTGGCTACATCACAACGCCATAGAGGGCGACCAGGGCGCCACCGAAGTGGCGTACATGAAGTTCTACGAGCAAGAGCGCGAGCGCTACGCGAAGCTCGTGGTGGACACGCTCGTGCGCATCGCCACGCAGCCGCCATACCTGCCAGTCGTGCACGTGCACGCTGCGCCCAAGAAGCGCAAGGCGAAGGGCTAGCACATGCTCGCACTAGTCATCGCGTACGCCGTCGCGGCGCTCGTGCTGCTGTTCTGCGCAGTGCTCGCGCTGCTGCCGGTTACTGTCATAGCGTTCTGCGCGCTCGTGTGGCTTCGTGAATGGGTAGAAGAGATACCGCACGAAGGCACGCGCGACGTGTTCACGCTCGCGCTGGTGCCGCTCGTCGTCTGCTTCGTGCTGCTCGACGTTGCATTTAACGTTACGTGGGGCTCGTACTACTTCCGCGAGTGGCCGAAGCGCGGCGCGCTGCTGTTTACGTCGCGAGTGGAGCAGCACTACCGCACCATTCCCTACACGGGGCCGGCGCAGTATCCCGTGCTCGCGCCCGACTGGGACGACATGACGCACCAGCAGCAGCAGGCCGTGTACTGGGCCGAGTTCTTGAACGGTATAGACCCGTGGCACGTGACCATGGCAGGCGGCAAGCCGCCGCAGGAAGCGTAGCCGTGCCGAAGCCGCACTGCTTCTACTGGATCGGGAACCAGCTGTACGTCGCCGCGCGCGACGAGTTCGGCTACTGGCAGGTACATGCGTTCTATGGACCGCTGTCCGACCTAGTGGTGCATGGCGTGCCCGAAGTGTCACGCGACACGGCGCGCTCCATGGGCTGGCCGAGCTAATGCTGTTCACGCTCGGACTACTGCTGCTTCTCGCGGGCGCCGTGGACAAGAAGCACGGGCGCGGCGCACTGCTCTGCTTCGCAGCAGCTGCGTGCTTTCTACTCAATGGCGGCTGGAAGGCGCTATGAACCTGTGGCCGCTTGGACTGTTCCTGCTGGTGCTCGGGCTGGTGCTCGCGATTGTGTACCGCCGTGGGCACGCGGCTGGGCGCGACAGCGTGTGCTCGGCGTCGAATCCGTGCGCCGAGTGCCGCGCGCAGCTCAAGCTGCCGCCGCGGAAGAGCTAGCCCATGTGCTGCTGCTGCTGTCACGCCTGCTGCCGCGAGCAGCCGCTACGGATCGCAGACGCGGGCGACTTCGACGGCATGCCGCTGGAGCGCGCATTGCGCATCCTGGACGGCTGCATGTGGGCGCTGCTCGCCTTCGCGGTAGCGCTCGCTGTCTTCGCCATCGTCTGGAGCGTCAAGCACTCATGACGGCGGACGTTATCGAGCCCGAAGGCTCGCGGCCCGAGCCGCCCGACTACTTGAGCGAGCGCGCCGCAGAAGAGTGGCGCGCGCTGGTGAAGCTCAAGCCGGCCGGCTTCTTCGACCGCGGCACGTGGGCGCTGCTGGCCGAGCACTGCGAGCTGGTAGCTACGTGGCGCTGGCACAGCGAGCAGATTAACGCGCTGCGCAAGCAGGCAACGGACGGCCAGGGCGTGGACGCCACAATGCTGGGCTTCCACGAGTACCAGCGCTCGCAGGCAGGCGGAAAGCTCGCGAACGTGGACACGAAGCTGCGGCTTACGAAGCAAGCGACTACGCGCGCCGAGAAGAAGAACGACGCGCCACAAGGCAAGGCACCCTGGCAATGATCGGCGAATTTAGAACACCAGCGCAGCGCGCAGCCCGCGCCCTAGAGTGGCGGCGCTACCATCACGCCGAGCTTACGGCGCGTGGGCTCGTGGTGCTCGACGCGCGCGGCCGGCGCGTCGGCGCAGTCGTAGAAGCAGAACCAGTCTTTGGCGGCGTCGAAGTGCGCGTGCTGCATTCGGCGTCCAGCGAAAACGTGGGCGACGGCTACAAAGGGCCAGTGCTTGGACGCACGCGGCGCGGCAGTACGACGCCGTACGAGTGCGTCGAGTTCGTGGGCTTCATTCGCGGCGGCAGCATCGTTAAGGCTACGCATCACGTCTGCGGTGCGCAGGGCTTCGGGCTGCGGTATGACGACAGCTGCCCGGCTTGTCGCGCATGACACGGGGCGAGCGAGTAATAGCGTGGATCGAAGAGCACCTGCGCATACCGGAAGGCAAGTTCGTGGGACAGCGCGTCAAGCTCGCGCCGTTCCAGCGGCTAATTATCCTTTCGATTTACGACAATCCGCTGGCCGAGTGGACGCGCCGCGCAATCATTTCGTTTGCGCGCAAGAACGCCAAGACGGCGCTGGTAGCCATGCTGCTGCTGTGCCACTTGTGCGGGCCGGAAGCGCGGCCAAACTCGCAGCTGTATTCTGCTGCGCAGTCACGCGACCAGGCGGCCATTCTCTACGGGCTCGCCGCCAAAATGGTGCGCATGTCGCCGACGCTGTGCGAGTACGTGCAGCCGCGCGACTCGCTCAAAGAATTGTTCTGCCCGGCGCTAGGCACTCTGTACAAGGCGCTATCAGCAGACGCGAAGACCAAGTACGGCTTGTCGCCCGTGTTCATCGTGCACGACGAGCTGGGCCAGGTTCGCGGGCCGAAGTCCGAGCTATACGAAGCGCTGGAGACTGCGACCGCAGCGCAAGAGGCGCCGCTGTCTATCATCATTTCGACGCAGGCCGCGACGGACGCGGACTTGCTGTCAGTGCTGATAGACGACGCCAAGAAAGGCGCGGACCCGCGCACGGTGCTGTGCTTGTTTACTGCGCCGCTGGAGCTGGACCCGTTCGGGCTCGAAGCGATACGCGCGGCGAATCCTGCTTTCGATTACTTCATGAACCAGCAAGAAGTGCTGGACATGGCGGCGAATGCTTCGCGCATGCCATCGCGCGAGCCCGAGTACCGCAATTTAATTTTGAACCAGCGCATAGAGTCGCGCTCGCCGTTTATCAGTCGCGCAATATGGACGGCGAACGGGGCGCCAGTAGTCGAGCAGTTTAGTGGGCGCGTCTTTCTCGGCTTCGACCTGTCCGAGATAAACGACTTAACGGCGTGCGTAGCCATTGGCGACGAAGAGCCGGACGGACTGATACACGTTAAGCCGACGTTCTGGCTACCCGAAGACGGACTGGCCGAGCGGTCGCAGCGAGACAGAGCGCCGTATGACGTGTGGCACTCGCAGGGCTTTCTGGAGACTGCGCCCGGCCCGAGCGTGGACTACGAGTACGTGGCGACGTGGTTCCGCGACATTTGGCACGAGCTGCAGATAGAGGCAGTCGGCTTCGACGCGTGGAACTGGCGGCACTTCGAGCCGTGGCTGCGCAAGCTCGGCTTCCGCGACAAGCAGCTGGAAAAGTTCGTGCCTGTGCGGCAAGGCACGCAAACCATGTCACCAGCTCTGCGCACGCTGGAAGGCTGGCTGCTCGCGCACAAGATGGCGCACGGCATGCACCCGGTTCTAACCATGTGCATGGCGAACGCCGTAGTTAGCTCGCCGGACGCGAGTAACCGAAAGCTGGACAAGAAGAAGAGTACAGGACGAATCGACGGCGCAGTGGCACTCGCGAACGCTGCCGCCGTAGCGGGCGAACAGAAGCCCAAAGAAAAACGCGAACCACGTATCCGACTTATCTAACCAAAAGGCAGCACATGAACTTGCAGAAACTGTTCGCCGCTCGCGGCGGCGATCCGGCCGTAATTGTCCAGCGCGCTTACGCGCTTATCACTAAGTCCGGCTTCGAGCAAAGCGAAGGCGGCGTAATCGTTCGCGGCACCGCGACCACGCCTAGCCCGGACCGCTACGGCGACGAAGTTATGCCGCTCGGCGCGGAATACAAGCTGCCGCTTTCATTCCTGTGGCAGCACATGAGCGCTAAGCCAGTGGGCAATGTGCGCGCGGCTTCGTTGTCTGCCGACGGCATCGACTTTGAAGCATTCATGCCCGAGCCCAGCAAGTCTGCGGCGCTAATCGAGCGCTACCAAGAGGCGCGCGAAAGCGTCGAGCTGGGACTAGTGCGCGGCGTAAGCATCGGCTTCCGCGCGCTGCCAAACGGTTTTGAAGTCATCGACCACGAGCGCTTTAGCTTGCGGTTTACAAAATGGGAGTGGCTGGAATTGTCGCTAGTCACCATTCCCGCGAACGCGGAAGCAACAATCGACAACGTGAAGCACTACGCCAGCGCCGGCTTACCCGCCACTGCGCACCGCGTGACGCGTCTCACGGCCGAAGACATGCGCCGCACTCGCACAAAAAACCAAGCGACGTACCTAAAGTAAACACAGGAAAACAGCGCAAATGAATATTGCGGAACTGCTGAAAATGTGGCGGGACAAGCTGGCGGCGTCGAAGGCTGCGCAGATTGCCGTCATGAAGAAGGCTGGCGACGAGCAACGCACGCTCGACGCCGACGAGACGAAAGAGTACGACCGTCTCGGCGTGGACATTTCCAACACGGAAGCCCACATCAAGCGCTTGGAAGAGCTGGAAGCCCGCGAGGCTGCGGCGGCCGTTGCCGTGCCGCCTGCCGCGACGGCGACCACTGCACGCACGATCACGGGCGCGCCTGCCGTCATCGTTACGCGTAACGTGGACGACGCCTTCCAGGGCCAGTCGTTTACGCGTCTCGCTATCGCGAAGGCTCTTGCGCACATCAACCAGTCCACGCCGTCGGCCATTGCGGCAGCGCGCTGGGGCAAGACCAATCCGCAGCTGGTGGAGTGGATTCGCGCTAACGAAGTCTCGGCCGGCAGCACGTCGGGCTGGGGCGCGGAGCTGGTAGCGGCGGACACGCGCTACACGGGCGACTTCATCGAGTTCCTGCACTCGAAGACGGTTTACGACCGTCTGCCGTTGCGCCCGATTCCCGCGGACGTGAACGTGCGCGGCCAAGACGGCGCGAGCGTCGGCTACTGGGTCGGCGAAGGCAAGGCGATTCCGACGACGGATGCCAGCTTCTCGGACGTGGACCTGTCGCCTTTGAAGGTCGGCGCCCTCGCTGTCATCACGAAGGACTTGCTGCGCCGTAGCTCGCCGGAAGCCGAGCGCATGGTGCGCGACTCGCTGCAGAAGGCGAGCACGCAGCGCGTGGATGCGACGTTCTGCGGCGCCGCCGCTGCTTCGTCCGGCGTCTCGCCGGCCGGCATCTTGAACGGCGTTAGCGCGCTCGGAAGCTCGGGTACGGACTTCGAGGCCGTCGCGCGCGACGTGCAAGAGTTCTACCAGTACTTCTTGACGCAGAAGAACTTCGGCGAGCTGTACTGGCTCATGAATCCGGGTCTCGCGCTTGCCATCGGCAATTTGCGTAACGACTTCGGCCAGAAGGTCTTCCCGGACATTCGGCCGGACGGCGGCACGTTCGAGGGCTTCCCTGTCGTCACGGGCGATAACGTCGCCGCAAACGACTTGATCCTGCTCAAGCCGGGCGATATCTACAAGATTGACGACCGCGGCGTGGAAGTGTCCGTCTCGACGGATGCCACCATCGAAATGAACAGCGTTCCCGTTGGCGACTCCGTGACGCCGACTGCGGCGGCGGAAGACCCCGTGAACCTGTTCCAGACGGAAAGCATCGCGCTGAAGGTGGTTCGCTCCGCGAACTACGCCAAGCGACGCTCGACGGCTGTCACGTTCATGACCGACGCGAACTACGGCACGAGCACGCCGACGGACTAACGTCCGCCGCGCGACAGCACGAGCTGTTTTTGCATTGGGCTGGCGTCGCCTTCGGGCGCCAGCTCCTTACAAAGACTTCTCCAGCTAGCGATAGCAAAGCGAGCGCACTACGTGAACACACTAATACGCACCAGTCGGCGCCTTACGCGCGCATTCAAGGCTGCCATTAAGGCCGCGACGCTTACGCCAGTAGGCAGCACAGGACGCTGGCTTACTGTGTACGAAAGCTTTAGCGGCGCATGGCAGCAAGACGTTGCGCTGGACCAGGGCACGATACTTAGCAACACCACGGTGTTCGCGTGCATTCGGCAGATTGCAAACGACATTGCAAAGCTGCCGATTAATCTAATAGCGCCCATGGCAACGGCGCCGCAAGTGTGGCAGCCGACGGAGAACGCCGCGCACTCGCCTGTGCTGCGCAAGCCGAACCACTACCAAACCCGCTTCGAGTTCTTCATGTGGTGGCTTACGTCGCTGCTAATCGCAGGCAACACGTACGTGCTAAAGAAGCTCGACGCGTCCGGCATCGTGCGCAAGCTCATAGTGCTAGACCCCACGCTGGTTACGGTGCTCGTCTCTACCAGCGGCGACATTTTCTACCGGCTAAGCACGGACCACTTGGCCGGAGTCTTGCCAGACGGCAGCGGCGACGGCACCAGCGTAACCATTCCTGCGCGCTTCATCATTCACCACAAGTACCTAACGCTTAACCATCCCCTAGTAGGCTGCTCGCCGCTGCAAGTGGCAGGGCTCGCTGCTACCGCAAACTACAAGATTGCCGAGCACACGAAGCGCTTTTACACGAACTACGCGCGCCCAGCTGGCACGCTCGAAGCTCCGGGCGAAATCACGGACGAGCAAGCCGACAGACTCAAAGAGCGCTGGGACGAGTTCCGCACGGAAGAGAACGCCGGCCGGCTGCTCGTGCTGGAAGAGGGCTTGAAGTTCAACGGCATGACCATGAACGCCACGGACGCGCAGCTTATCGAGACGCTTAAGTGGACGGCGGAAGATATCTGCAACGCGTTCGGCGTGCCGGCGTGGAAGATCGGCGCCGCGGGCGCAGTCGCTCCGAACGGCGCGACGGCGGAAGCTCGCGAGCAAATGTACTACAGCAGCACGCTGCAGCCGCTAATCGAGTGCATCGAGCTGCTGCTGGACGAAGGGCTGGCGCTGCCAAAAGACTTGGGCGTGGAGTTCGACTTGTGGCACCTGCTGCGGCTCGACACTGCGACGCGGTACAAGGCTTACTCCGAAGCAATCAAGGGCGCATGGATGGCACCGAACGAGCCGCGAGCCCGCGAAGGCATGGAGCCGAAGGAAGGCGGCGACGCGCTGTACATGCAGCAGCAGAATTACTCGCTTGCTGCGCTCGCGAAGCGCGACGCTGGAGAAGACCCGTTCGGCAAGAAGCCGCCGCCTGCACTGCCCGCTCCGCAGCCGGAAGCCGGCGAAGAAATCGAGCCACAAGAGGGCCAGCTGGGCTTCCCGATTATTCAGCCGTACGACGCGACGCGCACTTACACCATGGGCGAGTTCTGCACGCGCGGCGGCAGCACGTACCAGCTCGTGGTTAACTCGTTAACAGGCGTTGCGCCTGGCACGAAAGACGTGCACGCGTGGACTGTGATTGCTCGCGGCGGACGCGACGGCAAAGACGCCGTGCCAGACGAAGCTCTGCGCGCAGCGCACGAGCAGCTGCTGCGACGCGTGGACGCGCTCGACGGTCGCACGCAGGTGCTGGCCGAAGAGCTGCATATGAGCTTCAAGCAGTAAGGAGCGCGACAAATGAGCCTCAAAGACTTGCTAACGGGCGGACTGTTTGACAAGGCCGCCGAAGCGTACAAGGCGAACCAAGAGCGCAAGCAGGCCGAGCACACGCTGGAAGCCAAAATCGTGGCGGCCAAGCAGGAAGGCGAAACGCAGCTGCAGCTGTCCGCGTTGGAGCGCGACGTGCTCGCGCAGTGGCAGCAGCAAAGCACCTGGAAAGACGAGTACGTTACTGTGTCGCTAGTCGCCATCCTTAACCTGGTGGTAGTCGGCGGCATTCTCGCGGCGTTCGGCCGGCCGGAAGTGCTCGACGGAGTGCAGCACGCAGTCGAAGCGCTCGTGGCCATGGGCGTGGACGTAGGGCTGCTGCTCGAAATCACAATCTATTGCGCGCTCGGCTTGTACAGCCTGGTAAAGCTGCGTGGACGTTAACGCCATCGCAGCACTGCTCGCCGCTGGCTGGCCGATCTTCGCCGCCATCGTGTGCGGCTTCGCCGTCGGCATTTACGTGTGGGCCAACACGAAGCGCGACGTATCCGAAGCACTCAAGCTAGGCGAGCAGAACGCTAAGGCCATCGAAGGGCTAACGACGAAGCACGAGCAACACGCAGAACGGCTCGCGCGTCTCGAAGCTAACCAAGAGCAAATCTTGGAAGGCATTAACTGGATGCGTGCCCGCTGGTGGCCGCGAAACAGGAAGTAACGCCAATGATCGTAACTCTACAAGAAGCCAAAGACGCGCTGCGCGTCACGTCGAGCGCAGAAGATGCGCTTATCCAGAACAAGCTGCACGAAGTGCTAGCGGTGCTGCTGCAGGTCCTGCAGTACGACAGCCTGGACGACTTTCTGTACACAGAGACGGGCAGCACGGAAGACGAGCTGTACTACGAGTACGGCGAAGAGTGGACCACGACGGGCGACGCCGAGCTAATGCCAGTGCAGATTCTGCGCGCGGGAATCTTCGCGGCTATGGCTGTCGTGTACGACGACAGAACAGCGTCACCACTGGCCGAAGGCGTTAAGAGCATTCTGCGTCGCTACCGTAACCCGGTCCTGCGCTAATGCAAACCAAGTACACGCTGTCCCAGCTAGACCAGCTGGTAACACAGCGGCGACCAGTCAGTACGCCGGACGACATGGGCGGCGTTACTACGACGCTCGCTACCGTCGCGTCGCACTGGGCGCACGTGCGGCCACTCACGGGCGGCGAAGTGCTCGCTGCCGGACGCACAGAGCAGCGCATTAACTACCTGGTGGTAATCCGCGCTGCAGGTTCCGACGTGCGAGCCGGCGACGTGTTCACGTGGGAAGGCCGTGACATGCCCGTGCGCGAATCGCCGCCGCCGCAGCGGTCGCCGTGGCTCGAAATCAAGGTGGAGCTGGGAGCAGCGCCGTAATGGAAGAAGAAGCACACAAGGCCGTGTACGCGGCGCTTACCGAGAATCCGGGCGGACTCACGCTGCGCGACCACGTGCCCGAGCCCGAGCAGCCCGAAGACGACAGCGCCTTCCCGTATACCGTCATCGGCGAAGGCAACACGGTGCCGCAAGACACAGACGACACGCGCGGCGCTGATGTGTACTTCGATCTGCGCATCTTCTCGCGCTACAAGGGCTGGAAAGAAGCCGACGGCATCGCGCAGACAATCCGCGACAGGCTGCACATGCAGCTGCTGGACGTAGACGGCTACTCGTGCTGGGACGTGCTGTGCGAAGCCGCCGAGCGTGTGCCAGAAGTGGCCACGGATAACACACGCGAAATCCGCGTGCGCGTAAACGTTCGGCTAGACGAAACCTAGAAGAGCATCGAGCGCATGCGCGGGCTGCCCGCACGCGTGGCGCGAGATACCTAACCGCGGGCGAAAGCAAAAGAAGGAAAGAGTAACCATGTCTCTAGTGGGACGTTTAATCACGATCACGAAGAACAGCGGCAACGGGCCGGAAGTGGTCGCCGGCATGCGCGCCAAGACCATTACGTACGGCGCGGAAACCATCGACGTTACGACCGACGACGACGAGGGCTTCCGCAAGCTGCTGGAAAACGCAGTCGCGCAGCGCCAAATCGACTTGGGCTTGGAAGGTCTTATCAAAGACGACGAGCTGCTGGAAGTCGCGGCGAGCGCTAACGGCATCTTGGCCGGCGTCTACACCATCACGGTGGGCGGCTTCGGTTCTATTACGGGCACCTTCGTGTGGTCCGGCTTCGAGTACCAAGGGCCGTATAACGACGCGTCGCAGTACTCGTGCACGGTGCAGAGCAGCGGCGAGTTTACGGTTAGCCCGGCGAGCACCTAATGGCTAGCCGGTACGTAGACGTACAGCTGGGCGAGCGTAGCTGGCGCATGCCGGCTACGCGCGCCGTCTGGCTGCAGCTCGCACGAGCGAACCTGGACCCGCTGCGCATCACGTGGCAGCTCGGGCGTGGGCAATTTAACTGGGACTTGGAAACGCTAACGGCAATCGTGCACGCGGGCGTGTCGGCGGCAGGCTGCAAGATGCAGCGCGACGAAGTGCAGGAAGAAATCTTCCAGCGCGGCGTCATGCCGTTCATTGTCGTGGCTGCCAGCTACGTGCACGAGCTGGTGCAAGGCGGACCCGAGAAGCCGCTGCCCGGCAGCGAGAGCAACGCGGACCCAAAATAACCGACGGCGAAGGCGAACGCTTCATATGGCACAGCTACCAGCTTGCCGTCGGCGCGTGGGGCATGCAGCCGAGCGAGTACTGGGACTTGTCTAACGAAGAGTTCTGGAAGCTCTACGACGTGCGGCGCACGGACGCGCGGCGCGGGTCTTCGCTGTCAGATAAAGAGCTGGCCGAACTGTACGAGCTTCTTTAGGCGCATCACATGGCACGACGAGTACGCGGGCAGTTCGGCTTCGAGATAGACCCGCAATCACTGGCGGACTTACAGCGCCAGCTCGAAGTCGAACTGCCCAAAGAGTCGAAGCGCGCTGCTACGACAATCGTTAAGAAAGGCGCGCAAGAGCTAGCGCTGCGCATCGCGCGCGAAGCGCCAGAAGACACAGGCCGATTGTGGCGCGCTGTCTTCTCGATTGCGTACAAGGCTGTGCGCAACTTGCCAGTGGCTGCTGCGGCGCGAATCAAGTCCGGCAAGAAGTGGGGCGCGGAAGATGCGTTCTATTACCGCTGGTTTAAGAAAGGCACAAAGCACATGCCGGCAGACGACTTCGTGGGCCGTGCAAATGCAGCAATGCGTCCGCGGTTCCAAGAGCTAAGCCGCGAGTACGTGAAGCTTCTAGTTAAAGCGTGGGAGCGGCGACAACGCCGCCGAAGCAGGTAACGCAAATGTCGGACTTACTAGTAAAGGTCGCCTTAGACGAGTCGGGCGTAAGCTCGCAGCTTAAGGGGATCATGGGCAAATTCCGTAGCGCGGCCAAAGCAATGGCTGCCGTTACGGTTCCAGCGGCAGCGGTGCTCGGCATCGCGAAGTCCGTGGACATGCTAGCCAATCTCGGCGAACAAGCTATCCGTGCTGCCGGCGACTTGCAGGACACTGCAAACCAGCTCGGCCTTACCGCGGAGCGCTTGCAAGAGCTGCGCATAGTCGGCAAGCAAGCCGGCGTCGAGTTCGACCAAATGGACAAGGCGCTGTCCATTCTGAACAAGACGGTAGGCGAAGCCGCGCTAGGGCAAGGCACGTTCGAGAAGTCGCTGGCCAGCGTCGGCATTAACCTGCGCGACGGCAGCGGGCAAGTTAAGTCCGTCTCGCAAGTCTGGGAAGAGCTTAGCAAGGTGGTGCAGTCCGGTGCGCTGACGCAAGCGCAAGCCGTCGCGCTCGCCGCGGACGCCTTCGGCCGTGAGGGCGGCAAGATCGTAGAAGTTCTGCGCATGACGGACGCGCAGCAGCAGAAGGTTATCGAGACGGCGCGCGAATACGGCGCGATCCTGTCTAACGAAGTCGTAGCCGCCGCGGACGAGTACGCCGACAAGCTCGACTTAATCCAGCAAGGCACCGCTGCGCTGGACACGCAAACCAAGCTCGTGCTGGCGCCGCTTACTATCGAGTGGGCGAAGACCAAGAATGAGATAGCCTTTGCCAGCGCGGAGCTGCTGCGCTTCTTCGGCATGGTGGACGACAACGCCACGCTGCAGCTTAAGCGGCTGCAGAACCTGGAGCAGACGGCGGAAAACGTGCGCATGGCGCTGCGCACTGCCGGCGTGCAGAACGTCGAAGAGCACCCGAACCTAACGTACTGGACGAAGCAGGCCGACGAGCTGCGCGCGACCATCGAGGCAGCCAAGAAGGCCGCCGAGTACGACGAGCTAATAAACACTCCGTTTATTCAGACGAGCAGCGACAGCGGCATGTCCGTGGAGACGGACGCGCAGAAGCGCGAGCGCGAGAAGTCGCGCGAACGTCTTAACGACTGGTACATGGCGGTAGAAGAGGCGCGCCAAGCTGCCGAAGAGCGCGACGAAGAGTACTACCGCAATAACCTGGAAGCAGCGACGCAGTGGGCGCAGGACGTGGACGCGGCACGGCTCGCCATGCAAGAGCGAGAAGACCAGTGGTACGTCGAGCGCAACGAAAGCGCGCTGGCGTTCCAAGAGGCACGCGAAGCGCTGGCAGCGCGCGAGCTTGCTTTTCAAATCGAGCACGAAGGGCTGCTTACGCAGGCGAAGCGCGAAGGCGCCGAAGCTCGCGCGCGGTTCGAGGAAGACGCGACGAGCCGCCAAGTTAAGACCGTTATAGACGGGCTCGTAAGCATGACGGCCGGCGTAGCGCAGCACAGCAAGAAAATGTTCCAGATAAATAAGCTAGCCGCCATCGGGCAAGCCGTCATGAACACTGCACAGGGCGTTACCAAAGCGCTGGCCGAGTATCCGCCGCCGCTGTCGTTTGCCATGGCTGCTATGCAGGGCGCCGCTGGCTTGGCACAAATCCAAGCGATTCGCAGTACGCAATTTGGCGGCGGCGGACGCGGCACCACGCCGAGCAGCGCGGGCAGCACGCCGGTAGTGAACGACACGCCGGCATCGAGCGAGCCTAAGCAAGTGATACAGATTCGCGGCATGAATCCCGCGCAGCTCTTCTCGGGCCGCCAAGTCGTGGACCTGCTTAACGCCGCAATGAAAGACGGCGCCAAGCTGCACTTTACGGAGTAGCGCGCACATGATGGTTATTAGCAGCGACGTAGTTCTGCCCGAAGCCGACGAGCTGGAAGGCATCGGCGAGGATAACCCGCGTATCGGCTGGCACAATCTGCTAACCGAAGACAACGTAAGCGCGGCGGAAGAAGCTATCGGCTTCCCTGTCGTGCACATCGCTAACCCGGAAACGCACGTACGCTGGAAAGGCGCCACGACAGCGTTGCAGTACGTGCGCGTGACTCTCAGCAGCGCGCAGCTGGTTAACTACTTCGCCTTCGTCGGCCACAATCTCGGAAGCACTGGCGCCACTGTCGTGCTGCAGGGCTCGTCCGACGGCACTAACTGGACGAGCTTGCACGACGAGCAGCTGCTGGCGGACGACTACGCATTTATGTACGAGTTCGCCGACCACGAGTACCAGTATTACCAGCTCTTGATTACGCCGGGCACAGCAGCGCCGGAAATCTCCGTGCTGTACGTCGGCGCGATCTTGCGCATGCAGCGGCGCATTTACGTGGGCCACGCGCCCATGGTGCTGAATATCCAAAGCGACGTTTCTAGTGGCTTCTCGGAAGAAGGCCAGTTTCTCGGGCGCGTGCTGCGCTCGCAGCGGCTGGAGACACAGGCGCAGTTCAAGCACCTAACGGCGAGCTGGTATCGCCAGTACTTCTACCCGTTCGCGCAGCAAGCAATCGACCGGCCTTTTTTCTTCGCGTGGCGTCCGTCGTCGTACCCCAACGAAATTGGTTACTGCTGGTTCAAGCGCGACCCCGAACCGGAAAACCAAATGGCTAACGGCATGATGCAGCTACGCATGGACATGCAGGGCATTCGCTAGTGAACATCGCGGTATATGTTCGTCTCGACTTGTCGGCTATCGAGCCGACGCTGCAAGACGAATACCTTTTTACTTACGCCAGCGAGACGGTGGAGCACGACGCCATACCGGCGCTGCGTGCCGTCAGTATCACGCCGGCAGTAATCGACCCTGGCCGCAGCATCGGGCAGCGCGAGTCCGTTAGCGTGTCCGTCGCCGAGTTCCTGCACAGGTTCGACGCGGAGCCCTACAACGCCGGCACGTTCTGGACGAAGTTCCGCGCGCGTTACGAAAGTATCCGCGGGCTGCCGCTCTACGTGTACCGCGGCGAGCGCGGGCAAGCGCTGGCGGACATGGAGCTGCGGCAGTACGTCATAGACGAGCTGCAGATAGACGAAGACGGCGCAACGATCACGGCCAAAGACCCGCTTACGCTGCTGCAGTCGAGCGCGGCGCAGGCGCCCGAGATAAACACGGGCGAGCTGCTGGCGGCGATCACGGCGACAGACGGCAGTTTTACTCTTACGCCTACGGGCATCGGCGACCTGGAGTACGAAGCGTCCGGCCGGCTGTGTCTCGGCGGCAAGGAAGTGGCGAGCTTCACGCGCGTGGGCGACGTGGTGACGCTAACGACGCGCGGCGACAATCTCGGCGGCGTGGGCGTGGATCACGACGAAGGCACGAAGGTGCAGGCCGTGCTCGTGTACGACAGCAAGACGCCTTCCGAGCTGTTCTACGACTTGCTTATTAACTACGTGCCGGCGCTCGACCCGAGCTGGATAACGCTATCGGACTGGGAAACGGAAGTAGACGCGTACATAGCGCGCGTGTACGGCGCGTGGATCACAGAGCCCACTGGCGTGCAGAAGCTGCTGGACGAGCTGTGCGAGCAAGTCGGCCTTTCGTTCTACTGGGATGCAATCGGGCAAAAGCTGCGACTGCAGCCACTCGCGCCGCCGAGCAGCGGCACCACGGCGAGCGGCCAGAACATCATGCAGGGCACCTTCTCGATTACCGAGCAGCTAGACAAGCGCGTAACGCAAGCATGGACGTACTACGGCCAGCGCGACGCCACGCGGCCCGTGGACGAGACGAGCAACTACCAGCGCGTAGTCGTGACGATTGCGGACACGGATAACGACCGCAACCGCTCCATACGCAAAGTGTTCGCGCGCTGGATCGCGATAGACGCACGCAGCACGGCCGAGCGCTTGGGCGACATGATTATAGGGCGCTACAAGATCCCGCCGCGCCGCTTCGGCTTCTCGCTCTTCCGCAATAACGACACGCTGCCGAAGCTCGCCAGCGCCGTAGGCGTGGAGCACTGGCGACTGGTGGACCAGAACGGCGAGCCTGTCACTGTCACTGCGCAGAACTTCAGCGTCGAAGACACAGACGACAGCGTGCGATACGTTGCCGAGGAAGTTAACTTCACGGCGCCGCCAGACGACGGCGAGCGCATCATATTTATCGACGGCGACCGCTATAACATCAATCTGCGCGACGCCTACGACAACATTTACAGCGACGTGGGCGACTCGATCACGTTTATCGTTGAGCCAGACGCGCGCGTTGGCAGTCTCGACACTTCGCTGCCAGCCATAGACGTAGGCGACTGGCCGGACGGCACCACGCTGCTGCTAATCAATAACGGCCGCATACAAGGCAAGGGCGGGCGCGGTGCGTGGGAACTTGGCGAGCTGCCCGTGCACGCGTTCGCGCCGTTCGCGACCACGCCGGGCGAAGACGGCGGCACCGCGCTGTACACGCGCGAAGCCATCACGGTGGAAAACTACGGACTGATTTACGGCGGCGGCGGCGGCGGCGGACTCGCGCGCCACTTGTACGTTTACGGCATAGCGCCGCCCGGCGTGCCTAAGTTCACGTGGCGATACTGGGCAGGCGGCGGCGGCTCGGGCTTCGATCCTGGCGCGGGCTGGGCGGACGTGCCGCAGAGTGGGCCGAACCAAATAACCATAGGCTCGCCGCCCGGCACCGCGGACGCAGGTGGCGTGCCTGGCTCACCTGGCGGCGCTGGCGGCGATCCAGGACAAGCAGGCACCGCAGGCGCGACCGTGCACGGCGATACCGGGCCGGGCACGGCAGGCGGCGCAGCAGGCAACGCAGTGGACGGCGATTCATTCGTGACATTTACCACGCTCGGCACCGTGGCAGGACCAAGGATTAACTAGTATGGCACTCAACGTTTGGCAAGCTTCTATCGTGGACGAAGACGGCGACGTGCAACCGGGCGCGTCTATCGAAGTCCGCGAGCAGAGCGGGCTTACGCTCGCTAGTATCTTCACGGACAGCGCGGGCAGCACGCCGCTAGCTAATCCGTTCACGGCCGACGGCGACGGCTTCGCGCGCTTCTACGTCGAAGCGGGGCGCTACCGCATCGTAGCGACCTTCGGCGCTAACTCGCGCACGTGGCAAGACGTTGTGCTGGGCGTTCCGTTCGGCGAAATCGAGCTGCCCGCGCTTTCCATTGTCGCGAATAGCACGAACGCTACTGCAGTAGCTACGGCACTGCAGGCCGCTAATGATGGCGAAGTGCTGCAGCGCAGCAGCAGCGTGCTGGTGTTCGCCGCGCTTGGCCCGTCGTCGCTTGGCAGCGGCTCGGCGTGCTCAGTGCTTGGCCGCTCTGCTAACAGCAGCGGCGTGCGTGCGGACATTGCCGCGAGCGCTAACGACCGAGTATTGGCGCGCACGAGTGACGCGCTTAGCTTCGTGCAGTTAACTGCTGGCATGTTCCCGTCGTCGCTGTCGCTGGCCACTGTGCTTACGCTGACGGCATCGGGCGCAGGTGCCAGTACGTCGGCCTTGAGCCTGTCGGCAGCAGCTCCGTTCCTAAACATTGTCGAGACGGACCAATCTGCCGACGCGCAGCGCTGGCTGTTAGGCATTAGCGCTGGCGTGCTGCACCTTGGACCAGTCGCGGACGCTGCTACGGGTCCAGCCACTGCGCAGGGAATACACATTACGCGCTCTGGCACGAGTGCTACCGAAGTCCAGCTTGATGCCACGGCGCTGGACTTTAACGGCGATGCTGATATTAGCGGCACGCTGACGGTAAACGGGGTGCTGACTGGACCTGCTGGCGCCACGTTCACCGCAGATGCGGTGGACGAGTTTACGGTCAAGCGAACTTCCACCCAGTACCTGTCGTTCTACGGAACCTCCGGCGCAAATTTCATAACCAGCATTGGTAGCACAACAGCCACAAAAAACCTTATCATCCAAGCGACAACGAATGCCGCCGGTGACGCAGGAACTGCCGAGCCGTCTGTTCTCCTGCGAGCGCGAGCAGGCACTAATGTCGCGTCTTTTGACGCTACAGAAATTCAGTTCGACGCGACGCTGTTGGACTTCAACGGCGCCGCAAATATTAGCGGCGTAACGCAAATCGAGTCCACTACTACTAGCACCACTGCGCCAGCTCTGCGCGTCGGCGGCAGCGACACGACTACGTTTAGCTCGATAATTTCGGGCGTGCGCGCTGGCTCTGCTAACTTGGTCATGCGCAATACGTCTGACTCAGTTGAAGGGGCTTTTAACGCTTCTACTACATCGGTGCAGATTGGCAGCGTAACCACGCATCCGCTGGTCTTATTTGCGAGCAACTCGACGCGCCTTACTCTTGGCGCATCCACTAGTGACCCTGCAACATTCGTGCAGTACGGAGTCTTTCCAGCGGCTACCACGTCGATTCCGTCGATTCGCATGCCGCACGGAACGGCGCCAAGCTCGCCCACGAACGGCGACGTGTGGACGACTTCTAGCGGGCTATTCGTGCGGCTCAACGGCACGACTCACACAGTTGCGACGCTCGAAGCTTCAAACACGTTTACCGGCACTACGCAAATACTGCAGAGCAGCAATCCTACGCTGCAGCTCTGGAACAGCAGCGCCGCTGCCGGCCTTATGCGCTGGTCAGTGCGCGCGGAAACCGACGGCGATTTAGCCGTATTCACGGTTAGCGACGCAGGGAGCGCAGTAGAAAACGCCGTCGTAATCTCGCGTAACAGCAGCTCTGAAGTTACGAATATTGCACTAACGGCCGACGCGGTTACGATTCAAGGCGTGTCTGTGGCGGACTATGCGCGGCTGTCACAGTCGAACACGTTCACGAATGGCACTAACAAATTTGCGGCCACTACGCCGCGCCTGCAGTTCGATGCTACAGGCGCGACTACTAACCAGCGCCTTACAGACATTATCCAGACAACTACGGCGTTTTTTGTGCGCTCGCGCACGGACGCAGACGGCGCAGGCAGCGCGCTTATCGCAGGCACGCGCAGCGGCACGACGTGGACGGAGTTTCAAGCGAACGCTACAACGTTCGATTTTAACGGCATCATGTCCGTGTCTGGCGACGTGCTAGCGGGCGATGGTTCCGTAACCATTTACGGCGCGTCGCAGTCCAGCTTTCCTGCGTCTAACGCGAGCCCGCACCTTTACCGTGCTACGACTGGGCACGCCACAATCGGCGGTCTGGCCATTCCGGGCAGCCTAGTGCTAAGTCCGAGAAGCGGCACCGCGAATTCTTCGGGCGTGCTGTTCAAGGCAGGGTTAAGCGGCTCAGACGAAGCGATAGTGGCGGGCATTGGCCTAGGCGTTGCCGTTTTCTCACCTTCAACAGAGTTCGAGATAAACACCACGACGCTAGACATTAACGCCGCGGCAGACATTAGCGGCTCGCTTACGCTGGGCGGCAATCTCATTACCGCTAGCACGCTGACTATTGCCGGCACTGGTGAGACGCTTGCCACATTCGCCGACGACGGCGCGGTAACGCTGTACTACGACAACGCGGTAAAGCTAGCTACTGCAAGCGGCGGCGTGGCAGTTACAGGCACGCTAACGGCTAGCACTGGCTTGGTCGCCACGACAGGCGGCTTAACCGTCTCTGCTGGCGGCGTGAACATCACAGGCAACTGCGTTACGCCATACACCAGCGCGTCGGAAGTCGGCCGCGCTGGCAAGCCGTCGCGTGACATTAGCGCGAGCACGAATACTGCGGCGTCAGATATGGGCGGCACAGTTCGCTTTACTGGCGGCAGCGGGCAGACGTTCACTCTGGACAGCGACCCGCCAGAAGACGCCGTAGTGATACTGCACAACGTGTCTGGCAATTCGTGGACTATAGCCGCAAGCGGCACGCTGACAGTGCTAAGCGATTCCACAATCAACACAGGCAGCCGCACGCTTCTTAATGCTGGTCTCATGTATTGCGTGCACGAAGGCTCAGGCAATTGGACCTGCATTGGCGGCGGCATTTCGTTTGGCGCCTAACCATGCACTACGGCATAAACCCGCAGCAGCTGCTGCAGCACGTCGTGCGCCCTGCCCTGCAGCACATCGGCTTGCACTCGCGAGCTGCCGAACAGCTGGTGCTTGGCACAGCGCTCGTTGAGTCGCGCGGCGAGTACGTTAAGCAGCTCGGCAAAGGTCCGGCGCTCGGGCTCTGGCAAATGGAGCCCGCGACGCACGACGACATACTGGGCAATTACGTGGCGTACAAGCCGCAACTAAAGCTCTGGCTTAACGGGTTAACCACGTCGGCGAAGATCACGGACGGAGCGCTGGAGCTGGTAGGGAACCTCTTCTACGCCGCTGCAATGTGTCGCATCCACTACGCGCGCGTGCGCGATCCACTGCCAGGCGCAGACGAGTTCGGCGACATGGCAATGTACTGGAAGCGTTTCTATAACACTCTGCTGGGCGCTGGCACCGCGGACAAAGCGCTGCCGCACTTCTACGCTGCTTGCCAGGCTGTAGCCGAGTGACGGACGTACGACGCGTCGGCGCGGAAGTTCTGCAGCGCGGCGAAATGTCCAGCGGCCACACGTGCCCGCGCTGCGACGGCGGCGCGAAGCGCGAGCGCAGCCTGTCTGTGTGGCCTCACAAAACGCTGCCTGGCTTCGTCGTCGCCAAGTGCTGGCGCGCGAGCTGCGGCTACGGCGAAGACGTGCTGGTGGGCGCCGAGAGTGCGCACGCTGCTGCGCCAGTGCGCCGGCCGCCAGCGCCTACGCCGAACATGCGACTAGTAACGGACGCGGCGGCCGAGTTCATGCGCACGCGCTACCGCATAGGGCGCGGCGCGCTCGACTACTGGAAGGTGCGGCAGCACGTGGCGGACAGCGCGCTGTACTTCCCAGTGCTCGGCCCGCGGCGCGAAGAGCGCGGCTACGTGCTGCGGAAGTTCTGGCCCGGCGCACAGCCGAAGGCAGAGAACATTAAGCAGCTGCCCGAACAGCCCTTCCAGGGATGGCTGCGGCAGACGAGCACGGCACGCATTGTCGTGGTGGAAGACATGCTTAGCGCCATGCGCGCGTGGGGCTTGGGCTTCACTGCAGTGGCGCTGTGCGGCACGAACCTTAGCGAAGAGAAGCTGGACGAGATTAAGCGCACGCCGCGTCCGCAGCACACGCCGATATTGCTAGCGCTCGACATAGACGCGCTGGGCAAGTCGCTGCACCTGGCGAGACGTGACCACGTACCGCTGCAGCCCGTGCGGCTGTGGCGCGACATTAAAGACTGTTCGGACGAAGAGATAAAAGCATGCTTGAACTAACCGAGCCCATGCTGGCGCCGCGAAAGCTGCCGGCCATGATTAAGTACCCGGTCTATGCGTCGCCGAAAATAGACGGCATGCGCGCCGTGGTGCGGGATGGCGTGGTGCTGTCGCGCTCGCTCAAGCCGATAGCAAACGTGTACGTGCAGAAGCTCTTCGGCCACCTTCACGGCTTCGACGGCGAGCTGGTAGTGGGTCCGCCGAACGCAAAGAACGCCATGCAAGCTACGCAGAGCGGCTGCCGCTCGCGCGATGGCGAGCCCGACGTGCGCTTCTTGGTCTTCGACCTATGGACGCATCCCGAGACTGGGTACGGGCAGCGCTACTTGACGCTGCGCCAATGGTTCCGGCATCACGGCGAAGATAACCCGCGCGTTAGCGTGCTGGAGCAGACGCTTATAGAGTGCGCAGGACGCTGCGCGGAGTGCGCCAAAGCGGGCCGCGTCACGCTTGAACAGTTCGAGCACAACGCGCTGGCGGAAGGCTACGAAGGCGTGATGCTGCGCAAGGTGGACGGGCTCTACGTCTGCGGCCGGCGCTCGGAAAGCGAAGGGCTGCTGCTGAAGGTTAAGCGCTTCGAGGATAGCGAAGCCGAAATCGTCGGCGCCTACGAGCTGCAGCACAACGATAACGAAGCGACGACGAGCGAGACTGGCCACACGAAGCGCAGCAGCTCGAAGGCTGGCAAGCGCGCAGGCGGAACGCTCGGCGGCTTCCACGTCCGCGACCTAAAAAGCGGCGTCGAGTTCGACGTGGGCACAGGCTTGGGCCTTACCAAAGAGCTGCGCCTGCAGCTGTGGGAAGAGCACCTGCGCGGTGAGCTGGTCGGGCGTGTCATCACGTACAAGCACTTCGCCGCTGCCGGCGTAGTCGATAAGCCGCGCTTTCCTGTCTTCAAATCATTCCGCGAGCGCAGCGACCTGTAATGCTAGAGCTGGAGCAGAAAGTGCTGGCGGCCATGATTGCGAGCCGCCGCGCCTACGAAGACTTGCAGGCGCTGCTGGACGAAGGCGACCTTACGGAAGTCGGCCGCTACATTGCGCGCACCGTGGGCAAGTACTACGCGCGCGACAATGACGCCGCGAGCGTGGACAAGCAGCTGCTGCTCGCCATGCTCGAAAAGGCCGCGCCGTCGCCGAAGCAATGCGACGCGCTGCGCGAAGCCGTTAACGGACTGCCGCCCGACGTGTCCGCGCACAACGTTGTCGGCGTCTACCGCGACTTGCACGCGCGCAACATTCTGCTTAAGAGCGTGGACGCTGCGATAAAGGGCGACCCGAAAGCCAAGGAGCTAATGCGGCAGTATCTCGACGCCGCGGACGAAGGCGGCGACGAAGACGAGCCGGACCAGCTGGACCCGGATGCACTGTTCGCAGAGCGGCACGACAAGATGCGCGTGCACCCGCCCGAGCTAAACGAGCGGCTGTACGGCGGCGTGCGTCCGAGCGAGACGGCGCTCATATTCGGCCGGCCGGGCATGGGCAAGACTCTGCTTACTACCAATATCGTGGCGGGCTTCGCGCACGACGGGCACAAAGGCTTGTATGTCGGCAACGAAGAAAGCAGCCGCGCTCTGCACTTCCGGTTCTTGAGCCGGCTAGGCACGGAGAAGCTGGAAGACCTTAACCACATGGACCGCGCGAAGGCACGCGCACACGCAGAGGCTGCGTACAAGAAAGCGCACAAGCACGGAATGCAGAACGTGCACATACGCACGGGCGCTTCGAGCATGCCGCAGATTCGCAGCTGGGTAGAGAAGCTAAAGCCGCGCTGGCTGGTGCTGGACCAGGTGCGCAATGTCGGCATGGGCGGCGAAGGCATGACGCAAAACTTAGAGCTGGTGGCGCGCGAGCTGCGCGTTATCGCCGACGAGTGCCAGCTGTTCGCTATCGGCGTCTCGCAGGCTGCCGCGTCGGCCGATAACAAAATCTTTCTTTCGCTGCTCGACTTGGACAGCAGCAAGACCGGCGCGCAAGGAGCGTGCGACCTAATGCTGGGCGTGGGCGCCGACGTGGCCATGCTGGAGAAGGACAGCCAGGGCCGTAACCAGCGCGGCATTGCAATCTGCCGCAACAAAGTTAGCGGCGTCTTCGCTAACTTCAAAGTGACGGTTAACGAGTCGTACACGCAGGTGGTAACGAACGCATGACGCTGGCGCCGCACCCGCTGCCGCTGTCGCACCTTCGTGGCGAGCATTACCTGTCTGCGCCATGGGTAGCGTTCGACTTCGAGACGACGAACATACGCAAGGGCGACGCACGCGAGCCGGATAACCGCATAGTCTGCGTGGCGTGGCTGTCCGGCGTGGGCGACAAGATCACGGGCCGCATGCAGTCGCACTACGGCGAGCTATTCGAGTGCAAAGAGTTCTGGGCCGAGCTGGAGCGTGTGCGCAAGGCTGGCGGCTTCTTTATCGCGCAGTCCTGCAAGTTCGAGTCGCACTGGCTCTGGCGGCACGAGTACGACTGCGCCGCCGCGCTGTGGGGCGACCCGCTGCTATTCGAGTGGGTCTTGCTTGGCAACAATCCACACAGCCTTAGCCTGTCGCTGGACGAGCTGGCCGCGCGCTACTGCCCGACGCTGCGTAAAGACCGCTTCGTGGCGGCGCTCATGAACGGCGGCATATGTCCGTCGGAGATTCCGCGCCAGCACCTGCTGCGCCGCTGCGAGCGCGACGTGTACAGCACCGCGCTAATTGCGCTCGCGCAGATTGCGACGCTGGCGCGCCGCGGGCAGCTGCACCTTGCCGCGCTGCGCTGCACGCTCGCGCCGATCCTCGCCGACATAGAGCGCCAGGGAATCGCGCTCGACGCGGAGCGCGTGAAGGCAGAGCACGAGCGCTACACCACAAAGTACCTAGGGCTTAAAGAGAAGCTGGACGCCATGACGGGCGGCGTTAACGAGCGCTCGCCTAACGAAATGATTCCATTCGTGTACGGCGTGTTCCCTGCGAATGCGACGGACGAAGACAAGGCGCGCATTAAGCCGCTGGGCTTTAAGGAAGTGACGAACGCGCGCGGCGCGCCGAAGCGGGGCAAGGCGACGAAGAGCTGGCCGGACGGAAGGCCGAAGCTTAACAAGCACGTGCTGCTCGACTTGGCGAAGCAGGCGAAGACGCAGCGGCAAAAAGACTGGGTACAGCTGCGTAAGGATATTGGCCAAGCGTTCGCTGCGCTTAGCAAGAATCTCGACTTCTACTTGGGCGTGGTCACGGAGAAGGAAGGCTGGTTCTTCGCGAACCTAATGCAAGGCATCGTGGCGACGCATCGGCTAAGCGGCACGGGCATGCCGCAAGAGTTCGCCATGTTCGACGGCGCGACGAAGAGCGCGCAGCCGCAGAACCAGCCGCGCGAGTTCAAGGGACTAGTGCGCGCTCGACGCGACAAGCACAAAGTGTCTGACGCGGACGCGAAGCAGCTGGAGTTTCGCGTAGCTGCAATGCTCGGTAACGACAAGAAGGCAAAGGCCGACATTGCTAACCCGCACTTTGACGCGCACATACAGACGCTAACCACGATGCTGTACGGCGCCTTCTCGCAAGAGAAGTACGACGAGCTGCTGCGCCGCTACAAGGCCGGCGACGCGGAAGTAAAGTTCCAGCGCAACGATAACCAGCTATGCAAGTCGCACACGTATAAGCCGCTCTTCGGCGGCGAGTATGGCACGCCGCGCGAGGAAGCCTATTACCGCTGGTTCCGAGAGAACTACGACGGCATAACGAAGGAGTGCACCAGCTGGCTGCGCCAGGTGGAAGCTACCGGCGAGCTGCGCTGCGCGACTGGGCTTATCTTCCGCTGGAAGGTTACGTACGACCGCAACGGCGACAGCATAGACGCGCGCAGCGGCAAGAAGCTCAAGCCGTCTGTGTTCAATTACCCAGTGCAGCACCTGGCCGGCGAAATCATGGTGCTGGCCGACGTGTGCTTGTACTACCTGCTGCGCCAGCTCGCGATACGCGCCGTAATTATAAACCTGGTGCACGACAGCACGCCGGGCGAAGTGCACGACGAAGACCGGGACAAGTGGTGCGCAGCAGTGGCGCAAGCGTTCACGGTAGAGACGAAGTACTACTTGCGCGAAGTCTACGGCATCGAGTTTGACGTGCCGCTGGGCTGCGAAGTCACGATAGGCGACCACTTAGGCGAAGGCGACCACTTCGCCGCAGATAACTAGAACGGAGTAACCCGCATGGACCTTGCAAAGATTCTCGCCGAAGCCCGCGCACTGCTCGACATGGAGCTGCAGCGCGAAGTCTGGACGCTGCCCACGAAGAAACCCGAGCGCATGGAAGCGTACGAAGCACGCTACGTCGCGCTCGTGGAAAGGCTAGTGGCGCTGGCGCGCCAGTACGGCGGCGCAGCGCCGCCCATGGAGCAGCCGCAGCAGAGCGCGACGGCTAGCGCTGCTGCCACTGTCGCGGTAGCAGCTGAACCTGCGCCGGCTCCAGCTTCCGCGCCAGCGCCCGCAGAGCCCGAGACGCTACCAGCTGCCGAAGATGCAGCGGCCAGCGACTTGGCAGACGAGTTCGATAGTCCCGCGTTCTAACCACAAGGAAACCTGCACCGTGAAAATCAAAGCAAACGGCGGCGGCGGGGCTGGCACCTGTCCGGCCGGCGACCATCCCGCAATCTGCATTAGCGTTATCGACTTGGGCGTGCAACGCACGGCGAACGGAAACAAGCCGCTGCTTATGCTTACGTTCGAGCTGCCCGGCTCGCTCGTCACGTTCAAAGACGACGACGGCAAGGAGCAGACGCGCCCGCGCGTTATCTCGCGCCGCTTCACGAAGTCCATGCACGAGAAGTCGAGCTTGCGCAAGTTCATTGAGCGCATGCGCGGCGCGAAGTTCACGGACGCGCAAGCGTCGGACTTCGACGTGGCCACGCTGACGGGCAAGCCCTGCATGCTCGAAATCGTGCACAACGTGAAGGGCGACAAGACGTACGCCAACATCGAGCTGGTTTCGCGCTACAAGGGCGAAGCGCTCAAGCAGACGCACGCGAGCTGGGTTTACGACTTGGCCGCGCCTAACGACCAGCTCTTCCAGCAGTTCCCTGCGTGGCTGCAGAAAGTCATCGGCGAGCGCATCCAGACGGCACAGCGCGGAGCTACGCCGCTGCCTGGCGCCGACGACATGGACGACGACATTCCTTTCTAGGCGCGCGCCGCCCGCGGAGTGTCGCCGCAAGCCAGGGCCACGCTGCCCAGCTAGTAAGGCTATTTCGGCATAGAGACCACGCACGGCCCGTGCGCGAGCCACGACTACAGGGCACTAACACAGAGCACACATGAAGCACGCAATAATTGACAGCGACAGCCTAACGTACGCAGCAGCGTTCGCCGTCGAGCAGAACCGCTACGCCGCGGTGCGCGAAAGCCAGAACGTGCAAGAGCTGCTAATAGCGGGCTCGGATTACGAGTTCGCCAAGAAGCTGGCCGAAGAGCCCGGCGTGCGCGTCTACAAGCGCACAGACGTGGAGCCGCTGGAGAACGCCATACACGCGCTGCGCTCCATGCTGCGGACAATCCGCGAGCAGATAGAAGAGCGCTTCGGCAAGCCCGAGCGCGTGACGCTTCTCCTTACCGGCTCGGGTAACTTCCGCGACAGGCTCGCCACGCTCGCGCGTTACAAGTTCAATCGAGTGGAGCGCGCGAAGCCAGTGCACTTCGGGCAAATGCGCAAGTACCTAGTGGACGAGCTGGGCGCGAAGATTGTGCACTGGTACGAAGCCGACGACGAAGCGGCCATGGCGTTAACCGAGTCGCCAGCCGACACGCTCGTGTCTTCGCTCGACAAAGACTTGCTGCAGGTGCCGGGCTGGCACCACATACACGGCAAGGGCTTTCTGCGCATTAGTGAGAAGTCCGGCTTGCTGCGCTTCTACATGCAGGCGCTGCAGGGCGACAGCACGGACGGCGTGCCAGGCTGCAAAGGCATCGGCCCGAAGAAGGCGCAAGCCATCGTGCTGAAGGCGGCACAGAGCGCGACGAGCTACACGGAGCTGGAGCGCGTTGTGTGGCGGGCAATCGTGGGCGCGTACCGCGCGTCGCTCGACAAGCACGGCCCGGACGCGTGCGGCTACAACGATCCAGAACAAGCCGCACTCGAAACTGCGCGGCTGGTGTATCTGCTGCGACAGCGCCCCGCGGACCCGAGTAACCCGCCGCTGTGGGAACCGACGAAGTGAGTAACCACGACATACCGTGCAGGTACTGCGGCGAAGACACACGCGGCTTGTGTGCACACAACGAAGAGACGTGCCCGTACCGCAAGCAGCACGCAGCTAGCTGCGACTTATTTCCGCAGTGAAAGAGAAGCGGCCCGAGCCGCCTTACACGTGCCACGACTGTGGCGCCGTGGTGCAAGAGTTCTTCCAGCGCTTGATTGCTGGCGAGTGGCGCAACGTCTGCGCCGAGCATTTCGAGACAAGGCGCAGAGCGACATGGAACGAGCGATATCACAACGCCGCTACATAGGCGTGGACCTGGACGGAACGCTGGCGCACGACGCCGGCTTGCCTTACGTCGGCGAGCTGCTGCCGATAGGCCGGCCCATTCCAGCCATGCACATGCGCGTACTGCGCTGGCTGGACGAAGGCAAGGCCGTGCGAATCATTACGGCCCGCGTGTCGCCGGACCAGCCACGCGAAAGAGTTCTGCGCGCTACGGGCGCAATCGAAGCTTGGCTGCTAGAGCACGTTGGACAAGTGCTGCCCGTGCAGGCGCACAAGTGCCACCTAATGCTGGAGCTGTGGGACGACAGAGCACGACCAGTCGAGCACAACACGGGGCGCATTCCGTGTTACCGCTCGCCTGCATGCAACGAACGAGACTATCAAGAAGAAAGGACGACGAAGTAATGGGCGCTAAGAGCAGACGGAAAGGTGCGGGCGGCGAGCGTGAAGTGTTCACGCTGCTAAACGTGAAGCTGGGCCGCAAGGAGTACGAGCGAAACCTGGAGCAGACGCGCGCAGGTGGCTGCGACCGCAAAGGCAGCAAAGTGGTGGCCATGGAAGTGAAGCGCTGCGAGGCATTGAACCTGCAAGCGTGGATCGAACAAGCCGAGCGGCAGGCCGGACCGGGACAGCTGCCCGTGCTCGCGTACCGTCGCAACGGCGAGAAGTGGCGCTTCTTGGCTATCTGTGACTTGGAATGGATGGCCAGCTTGCACGAGCTGCTGGAAGGCACCTAACAATGTGGACCACTGAAGAAGCAATAGCGCTCGCGCGCTTTGTCGAAAGCATCGCGCCGCAGTACGGCGCGCACGTCGCGCTTAGCGGCGGCCTGCTCTACAAAGACGGCGAGCGGAAAGACTGCGACCTGGTGCTGTACCGGCACAGGCAGGCGGCCTTCCTGGACAAGTCCGGGCTGCTCGAAGCGCTGCGCAAAGCTGCGCGCGAAGCGGCGGACCTGGAGTACGAGCCGCACCCGTTCTACGTCGCGACAGATTACGGCTTCTGCGTTAAGGCGAGCTGGCACGGCAAAGACGTGGACTTGCTATTTCCAGAAGTGCATCCGAGCGCTGTCTACCCTGACGGAGAGAACAGCGAAGACGCGGCGGCATGGGATGACTCTGTTACATGGGAAACGCTGGTGCGCTAATGGCGAACTACAAGAAAGGCAAGCGCGTGCTGGTACGTCGGCCGCTCCGTCAGTGCACGGACGAACACTGCACGCTGCCGCACGCACACGAAGCGCACGACAAAGCGTACAGCGTCTCGGCGCACCTGGACCGCGTTAAGGGAATCATCGGCGAGCGCGGCGCAACGCGCGACAAGCCGGGCGGCGAGCGCAGCATGGCGCGCTGCGTGCGCATCTTTAACGCGAAGACTAACCGCGACCTGTCCGCCGCCGAAGGCTGGATATTCATGATGAGCCTTAAAGAGTCGCGCATGGCCACGGGCAAGTACAAGGCCGACGACTACGACGACTTGACCGGCTACAGCGCACTGCTGGCAGAAGAAGCTCGCGCGGAGAACGACGCGCGGAAGGTGGCCAAGTGATTCTCTGGAACGACAAAGACGGCGGACCCGAGTCGCGCGTGTGGTGCTGGGGCTTAGAGTTCAAGCGCGCTTTCTCCGTGCTGCTGCTGAAGTTCGGCGAGGGCTCGCGCGAAGCGTTCCACACGCACGCGTTTAACTCCGTGTCGCTGGTGCTACGTGGCGCGCTGCACGAAGTCCAAATGCTGCCGGAAGAAGAGCGCCGCACGGGACACGTTACGCGCCACGTTCGGCACAAGCCTTCGCTGCGTCTCGTGCGCACGTACCGCGACACGTTCCACATGGTAGAAGGCCGGGCGCCTGCCACTTGGGTACTGACGTTGCGCGGCCCGTGGATTGATAACTGGCGCGAGTTCATACCAGAAGGCGCGCGACACATTCGCCTAACGCACGGACGCAAGGAGCTGCGCTAGTGAAGATTCTAGGCAATCGGCATTTGGTAATCCC